TCTTCATTTTTTACACCATCGTAGGCACTGACATTTAAGAAGTCAATCTTAAAGTAACCACGAGCCTCGGCAGTTTTGTAATCAATGCTGGCTTGCCCCGTCAGGGGATTAACGGGAATAGGTTGGCAATAGACGCCGGTATTGTGCTTCTTTCCATCTCCAAGCGCAGCAGGGACATGTTTGATTACATCAAGGATCTGCTGTCTGTTCAGGAGGTCGACATCAATATCCGGCAGTTCTAATTTCTTCATATGAGGGTGCGTAGTTTCCGCGGTGCTGTACAGTAATACCTGCGGCCGCATTAGCAAATATAATAGCTTTCTCTATATCTTTTGTCAATAGGTATTGAGTAACCAATGCCGCAAGGAATGTATCTCCGCAGCCACAAACATCATTAACTTCGACAGGATTAATTTCAAACAGCGTTTCGCTTTCTGGAAGTTTAAGCATGGCACCTCGATCGCCTAGGGTAACAATCAAATTGCTAGGAAGGCTACGAGCGCTTTTATATTCCAGTTCGTTAATTTTAAAATAAACATGACTGGCACTGATATCGGCTAATTGAGTCTTCTTTGTATCAATAAACACAGGACATTTTGCTGCTTTAATAATGCCTTCAATGGCTTCGTAGGTTAGAAAACCTTTGTTGTAATCAGAAATAACAACAGCATCAAAACTTTCAATAGGTTCTAATAACTCGCCGCGCCACGGTGTTATTGTAGACTCTACATCTACTCGAATCATATGTTGACCCGATCGCTTGTCGATGTAACGGGTCTTGACAATTTCCTCAGCGTTGTGAACAAAATATGTATCAATACCTAGTTTTTTCAAATTAAGATCGACATTACTGGCCATGCCTGGAACCGTTTGTGTTTCTACTAATTTAAACACAGGCACAGGTGCTTCGGGACTTAATCTATCGATTGTTCCAATTTTATATTCGTCAATACAGCTATCGCCTATTAGTAATACTTTATTCATAATTATTGAACAATATAATGTTTGTTTAATTTTGTTAGATCTGCACAGGTATAGGTTTGATATTGATTCTTTACACTATCGGGCATGGGAATATATTCTATATGAGCGTTATACATAATCGCATATAGATCCGCAACTTCTTTGAAGCTCATAGTTTTCCCTGTACCTACGTTCCACAATCCGCTTTCGTATACATCGAAAAATTTACGATGCACATCGCATACTTGCTCAACTGGTACAAAATCTCTTAGGTATTGATCTGAGTTTTCAAACAATTTTATAACACCTGTTTCTTTGGCCTGCTTTTCAAATTGATGGAATGGACTTGCTTGACTACCTTTATGATCTTCGTGAGGTCCGTAGACATTAAAGTATCTGAAGCCTTGTACAAATATGCCAGTCCAATCATGTTCCAATACATATCGGTCAAATAGGTATTTGCTCCAGGCATATGGACTTAAAGGATTTACAGGTGCATTCTCTCTAAAATCTTGATTAAGACCGTAGACACTAGCACTACTAGCATATTGGAAGTTGACACCTTTTTCAAAACACTCTTGTAATAACCAGCAGCTAAAATCATAGTTTTGATTTAAAATCTTTTCGACATTCTTTTCAGTAGTTGAACTGATAGCACCTAGATGTATGACCCAATCTAAACCAGAAACATCGGGAAAACTCTCACCCCATTCGAACATTTTTAAATCATGGTCGCTCAAAGATTGGATCATATTTTGCCCAATGAATCCTTGATCACCTGTGATTAAAATTTTCATTTCTGACTATCGCCCTTCATTACTCGATAGTTGTCCTCAACCGAATCGGGTGTAGATACTTCAATGATAGTACCTGCTTCTAGGCAAATAACTTGGTGGGGCAACAGGGGTTCGTTACGCCATACATCGCCTACATTTAATTCATTTTCGTATTGGCCAGCGTTTTTTGTATCGATACAGATAACTTTGAACTTGCCACTCAATACATACCAAGTTTCATCTTTCTCGGCATGGAAGTGCATACTGAATCTAGCACCTTGATTAAACTCTAATAGTTTACCGCAATACTTGTCGTTAGTAGCCCAAATATTTTCACGGCCCCAGCCCTTGGTTATAAATCCCGATAATTGTGTCATTCTATTCCTACCTCTTCACATATTTCTTTTACTAGTGCTACATCTGCTGGTAGCTCTCTAAATCGCTTCAACCAATAAGGAACATCAAATGCCGGAGCAATCATATTCAACTGCTCGTCGCTCATTGACTGTATCATCTTTTTACCAGTTGTGGTGTTTAAAATAACCCAACAACTGATATGTCCATTTTTGATATCGTGTACAGCTTTGAACAAGCTCACATACCTAAAATAATGTGCAAAATTTGCACCATGTTCATCTGCCCATTCCATCATGGTCTGTAGTGTTCTTTGCACTGCTGCTTCAACTGGTTCTGTCTTTACGGTTTCATACAAATACTGTTCGTATAGACTATCTCTACACCAATGGTCAAGTTTAGCGCCACTCCTGATCACCCAATCCACAAACTTATCAGGGTATAGAGCATTAGTATTATTGATGAAGCTGCCAAACTTAACAAAAGCGTTGTAATAACTGGTGTCGCAGAATTCTTCATAGGTCTTTGCTTTACTTCCTTGTGCAGTGGTCCAGAAACGATTGAAGGCCATAAACCCTGCCTGCACTCGTTTTTCGTTTTTCTGTAAAATTCTACGTTTTCGTTCACACATGTGTGCTACAAGAGTTTTTTCCTGCATAAAATTTTTATTGCAGTGAACACATTTGAAAGGTTGTGATACTAGTGCTATCACTCGTATTCCTTTCGCTGCTTTTTATCAAAACCCATTTGGTCAAACAATTCTTCTCGGTCAGCTTTATCCATCATACTGGCCCAAAGTTTAATATCTTCCATCTTCATAGCAGGGTGTAATTCGCACAACAATTTTTCAATCTTGTTGGCTTTTTCTTTTTTACCTGCTGCTAGGTATGGGTGATAACAACTTATACCTGCGCCCGTGGCTGCAAATAATTTCCACAGCAATGCTTTATGATTCTTACTTAGGTCCCAATGATTTTTATTAACTAGATCGTTAGTTCTTTCTAAAAACCACTCTTGTATATCCCTATCGCCTTGCACATTTGATGTATAACGCATTAGAATATAAGGGCTGAATACCTTCTTTTCTTCATCAGTGAGATTATCATAGAAATCATAATTCCTATGATCAACTGCACTTAGTTCACGTTTAATATCAAGTTTTGCTGCCATCTTCTTTACTTAGGTAATATATTATTTTAGCACGTTCTAATGCTTCTTGTAAAGAGGGATTATCCTTTGCTGCTCTTCTTATATCGCCCCAAAGTTTGTCATCCATCATATGGTCATGCAGAGGACGACCGTCATAGGTTCGAGGATCGTAGGCATGACCTACTACCTCTCGGGCAGTAGGATCAGAACCAAATTCTCGCCGATATATAACTCCATTGGAGCTTTCGTATGTATAGCTAGCATTTGGTTTGAGTGAGCCCATATATTACCAACATTTAGTATAATCTACAATCTCACTTTGACGACTAACTTCTTTAACAAAATACGCACATGATGGTTTAGGTCCTGCATGTAATGGTGTGCAAAGAAGTTGCCCAGGCCGCATTTTAGGAAAATACCATTTGACATCTTGATATACATCTAAGATATCAATCTCTAAAAATTCCGGACGGAATCCACTTAATGGATTGAAACAGAACGTTTTAAATCCTCGATCATTTAGACTGGTGAGCGGCAATACTTCCATATCAGGTCCTTCGGGATCTCCTACAATGGTGCACCAGTCTAATGGCATAGTAAGTTCATGTGGGCCAATTTTTAAGACTGCTGCAGGCCCTGTAAAACTTTCTAAAAAGATCAAGGGAATAAAAAAATGATCAGGATTAGAATTGTCGCTATTGTCTAGTACAGCAAATCGCAGATCCTCATCAATTTCGTCAGGTAAGTCATTAAGATAAAAAATCTTGTCTTCAAGGGTTAGAATTTGCATTTTTAATATTTTACCTTTTATTTTTACAAAATTTTATATGTCTTGCTGTTACACTTGTTTCTTTACAGGTAGGACATATATCAAATCTTTTTTGAGGACCTTTCAATCCTTTCATACTTTCAGACATTTTCTTTTTGGTTTCTTCAGAATGTTGTTTTCCGGTCATTCCAGCACTATGTCCTATCTTTCCTTTTTTTATTTTTAATTTATGTTCATCACTCTTAGGTTTACCCTTCCAATAATTAGATAATAACATTTTTCTTTCTTCAGTACATGGACCAATATTTTTCCCTTTGTTCCAAGGTGTTTGCCCTTTCTTTTTTAGAGACATTTTTTTCTTTGTCTTTTCAGAATGTTTTTTTCCTGTTCTAGCTTCAGATATGCTTTCTCTAATTTTTTTATATTCCCAAGAATTAAAATCTCTTTGTTGAAGTGGTGAATTTTGTATAAACTTCCCCAATGCAAAACTCATCAATCTTTTATTGTTACCTGTTGTAAATTTTGTTAATAACAGATGACAAATAAAGTGTTCTCTAGCAGTAAGTCTTACTAAATTATCAGTACTATCAGATCCTCCTAAACTTTTTGGAATAATATGATGTATTTCAGTATAACCTATTGTATTTCTAATTTTAGCAGAATTTACAATATTTTCATACCATTGTTTGTATTTGTTTTCTAAAAATTGTATCATATGTATTTTACTTTTTGGATCGTGTAGTTGTATTTAGCCTCCTTGTAGAACTTCTTACGTTCTGTCAGATGCCGTTTGGCATATTTTGAAGCAGCAGTTAGGTCCCAGATTTCGACGTGGTCTTTGTCGTCGGCTTTCCGAATACCTCGGCCAATTGATTGTATAACGCGAACAAAGCTCTTTCCGGGCTCCACCAGAACCAGATTAAAAATACGAGGGATATTAATACCCACAGCGGCCACACCATAAGTCGCCACA